ATACAATTAATAATTTTAACAATATGATTGATGACGTTCATAAGTCTTTTGATTGGACTCAGTTGGTTGACACCACTTTAACAGAAGACTCTCAAAAAAAATTTACAGATTATAGAGCTAATTTAAAAAAAATAGGAAAGAAATATTTTAATGCTAAAAACGAACCTTTAGATGTTAAAGATAATTTTTGGAATGAAGGTTTTCCTATGGGAACTATTATTCCCGAACCACCAACCCCTGCATATAAACCAGAAGAATAGGAGTAAAACCAAATACTCGTATTTTCTTAAAGAATAGGATAATATAAAAAAATGTTTGGTTTTAGTTCATTTGCACAAGATACCTTCGCATCATCAGGTTCAGGTCCTGTTAGTGTTACTATTGATGCGACTGGAGTTGTTGGAACACTTACACTAGGAAATGAAACAACATCATTTGATATGGTGTTTGATGTTACAGGATTTAACTTACAAACATCATTAGGAACTCCTCTTGTATTTGAGGGTACTACTGCAACTATTACACCTTTAAATGCCCTACAGTCATCTCTTGGAGGTGTAACAGTCTTTACTGGAATGTATGTTAATGTAAACAATACAAACCTGTTAATGACAGCGGAACTTGGTAATGCTAATGCTGAGTTACCTATTCTAATAAATGCTACTTCACCAGGAGCTTTAACAGCTCACTTAGGCCAAGAAACAGTTATTGCTGGTAGCGTCATAGCTAAACCAAGACAAGATGAAACATTTAACGTAACCGTTGCGAACAATGGTAGTGGAAATGTTTATTACCTTAATAACTTTATGCAAACTACTATCGATAGTTTGCATCCACCATTTACTTATAGATTTGATCAATCTGACTCTAGCACCAATAATCACCCTTTAAGATTTTCTACCACTCCTGACGGTACTCATGCCGGTGGTGTTGAGTATACAACTGGAGTTGTTGTAAATGGAGTTCCTGGTAATGCTGGAGCTTATGTAGAGATAACTTTAGCTGACAATACTCCTCAATTATATGTGTATTGTGCAAACCACAGTGGAATGGGCTTTAAATTAATTCAAGACTATAATGCTGAAATTATTGGAACAACTGAATTAAATAGTGTAATAATACAATCATCAGTGTTTATCCAAGTTACAAACACTGGTTTAGATACATTTGCAGTACTTGCCGATGCATCAACAATAATAGTATCTGGTTCGGCATTTGTAAGTCCAACAGGCGTGTCGGCTACCGGATTTATTTCTTCTAGTGACCCAGCTGTTAATGTTTGGGCCGTTATAAATGATTCACAAACGCCTGGATGGACGGAGATAGCAGCATAATGGCAAGCACATATTCAAATTCTTTACGATTAGAGCTTATGGGAACTGGCGAACAAGCTGGTACATGGGGTTCAACAACCAATAGAAATTTAGGAACTTTATTAGAGCAAGCAATTTCTGGTGTACAAACAGTTACAATTACAGGAAACACAACGCTTACAGCTAATGATGGTCAAATAGATCAATCTCGAAATATGGTGCTAGAAGTTAATGGCACTATTAGTGGAGCAGCATCTATATTTATTCCAGCACAAGAAAAAATATATATTGTTAAAAATTCTACTGTAGGTGGTCATGGTATAAATATGCAGGTAACTGGTCCTACAGGAGCAGCAGTTGCTATTCCAAATGGTAAAACAGGTATAGTTTACAGTACAGGAGCTAATGTTTATTTAGCTTCCGCTAATTTTGCTGATAGCTTTGATATGGGTAATATCCGTATTACTGGAAACATAATTAGCTCTACAGACACTAATGGCAATGTCGTTATTACCCCTAATGGAGCAGGTGAAATTACTTTGTCTAAAGATGTTACTGCTTCTAGCAATTTAACTGTAACCGGGAACACTGTCTTAAACGGAAACACTACAGTTGGAAATGCTTCTGGAGATACAACTACAATTAATGGTACAAATATTTCAGCTCCTAATGGGTTAAATATTGATACTAATACATTTGTTTTAGATCAAACTAATAATCGCATAGGTATAGGACAACAAAACCCTTCATCGTCATTGCACGTATCTGGGAGAACTATAACGGACGATCTTACTATTGGAGGAACTGGAGGTTATCAGCTGCCAAGCTCTTCTGGATCTACAAGTCAAATTTTACAAATGAATGGTTCTGGTAATATGCAGTTTGTGGATATTGGTAGTATTGGTGCTTGGTCTACTGTAGGAAAGGTAACTAGTGCGGGGGCTAACTCTATGACAGCATTTAGCTCTACAAACTATGATGTATATTGGGCTGTTTATAGATTAATTTATAATACTAATATTGCTACTGATTTTAGGGTTGGTTTAGTAGATTCTGGAGGAACGAGAGTGTCCGCTAGTAATATATTTAACAATAGTTACATTTATCAAGATGTTTCTAGTGCAGGCACTGTTACTTCTACAAATGTTCAAGTATCTGCTAATGCTAATGCTATTATAGGATCGTCACCAGCACCAAGTTCAGCCACAGACGTTATTGTAGAAGGAACTGTATATTTAGTTCGCTCTCCAGGATACAGCACAGGTCAAAACTATTATGGAAACTCTCAATCAACTTCAACAAAAGATGGTGGTGCTAGTGGTACTATAGCTCAAACAACTCAAAGTTATTTTAAAGAAGCTTCCGCAAACTCTACTGCTGTTTTTGGTTTAATCTTTACACAACAAGGTGGCGGTACTTTAAAATCAGGATCAAGAGTAGATGTTTATGGTGCAGCATTCCCATCATAAGGTGACTAATGACGTTAGAAAATATACAATTTAAACAAGGTGTTGTAAAAGACGGCACACGTTATACTAATAAAGGTGGTTGGTATGACTCTGACAAAGTAAGATTTCGTTATGGTTTTCCAGAAAAAATAGGTGGATGGGAAAAACGAGGCAATACAACGTTTCAGGGAGTATGTAGAAGTTTAAATCAATGGGCCGCTATTGATGGTTCACAGTTTATTGGTGTTGGAACTAATCTTAAATTTTATATTTCTGTTGGTGAAGCTTATAATGATATTACACCTATAAGAGCAACTGGTAATATTAGTAATCCTTTTAGCACAACAAATGGATCAACTTTAGTAACTGTTACAGACACAGCTCACAACGCTCAAGCTAATGATTTTGTTACTTTTTCTGGAGCCAGCGCCGTAGGCGGTGTTTCGGCTGCTGATTTTAATAAAGAACAACAAATCGTAACTGTTGTTGATAATGATACTTACACCATTAATGTTGCTAATGCAGCCACGTCTACCGCCGGCCCCGGCGGCGGAACAGTTACTGCAACCTATCAAATTAACAGTGGATCTACTGACTATACTGCTGGTGTTGGTTTTGGAGCTGGTTACTGGGGTGGAACGCAAATTGGTGTTGCTACAACTCTTTCTGTAGGAACAACTTCTGCTGTAACTACAACAATAGATGCCGCTACGACAACTGCCTTTACATCAACAGGAACTATACTTATTGGAGAAGAATTAGTAACGTACACCGGAAAAACAGCTGGAAGCTTTACAGGATGTACACGTGGTCAATCTGGAACAACGGCTGCTTCGCATAATGCTAGTGTTCCTATACAACAATCCGACACGTTTATTGGGTGGGGCAATGCTGCTACATCATTGACAGACGGTCAACAATTGCGTCTATGGGGTAAAGATAATTTTGGCGAAGATTTAGTATTTAATGTTGAAAATGGTGGTGTCTATTATTGGGATAAAACCACAAATGTAACATCGCGTGCTATTCCTCTATCAACTATACCAGGTGCTGATGGTCAAGCTCCAACAATAGTAACAGAGGTTCTTGTTAGTGAGTTAGGTAAACATGTTGTGTGTTTAGGTGCAAACGCTTCTGGATCATCAACACAAGATCCTATGCTTATTAGATGGTCTGATACAGAAGACCCTACAACATGGGAAGTTCTTAATGGTAATTCAGCTGGAGATTATAGGTTATCATCTGGAAGTAAAATTATTACAGGGTTAAAATCTAGACAAGAAATTGTTATTTGGACTGATACCGCAATGTACGCCATGACATACACAGGAAGTAACTTTGTATTTAATTTTAGTTTAATGACAGAAGGTATATCTATTATTAGTCCAAATGCTGCTGTTAATGCTAATAATGTTGTTTACTTCGCTGATAACGAAAACTTTTATGTTTATGATGGTAGCGTTCGAACCCTACCCTGCACTGTAAGAAACTATATTTTTGATGATATTAATATATCACAACGCTATAAAATATTTGCTGGTCGTAATGAAAACTTTAATGAAGTATCATGGTATTATCCTAGTGCTAATTCTACTGAAATAAATCGTTATGTAACTTTTAATTATGTAGACAATACTTGGGTTGTAGGCACATTAAACAGAACGGCCTGGGATGATGTAGGAACGTCTGTAACTAATCCAATTGCCGCTGGTACTAATTACTATCTATACAATCAAGAAACAGGTGATGACGATGATGGATCTCCTATGACAGCTTATATAGAATCAAGCGACATTGATATAGGATCAGGAAATCAAATGATGTTTATAAGACGTATTCTTCCCGATATATATTTTTATGGTACCGCAGCGACTCAATCTCTAGACTTAACAGTTAAGGTAAGAGATTTTGGTTCTAGCTTAAATCAGCCAACTACAGACCAAACATTTACTTTTGAAACAAACGCTTCTAATAATAATAATTCAGGAAGCCAAGAATTATATTCACGCATAAGGAGTAGGCAAGCTATCTTTAAGTTTGAAACAAATGCATTAGGACAACAATGGCGTCTTGGTGGAGTACGCTTAGATATGAGAGCGGATGGAAGAAGATGACACAAGTACCTGATCAAGTCCTCACAAAAACTACCTTATCATTACCCGGAAGTGCTTACGAACAATCTTATTTTCGTAGACTTATTGGCGATATTCAAAGGATTTTTAACAGCATACAGACACCGTCAGAAGGAAGAGAATCATCTGAAAGTTTCTCTTGGTTTATTGGTTAATGGCTAGTGCTTACTTAAATATTGTTAAAAGCGGTTTAAGTTCTGGTAATACAGATATTTATGTTTGCCCAATCGGTGGACAAGCTATCATTAAAGTAGTAAATATATATAATACTACTGCTGGCGCTGTTAACTCTACTGTGAGTGTTTTTGATAGCTCGGCAACCGTAACAGGCATATGGGATACAAGTTCAGTTGCTGCAACAACGCAAGAAAGAGTTCTTCAAAACGGAGAAGTTATCAACCTGGAAGCGGGTGATAAATTAATAATTAATGCTGGTACAGGCACTGCGCTAGATGTTATTGTATCATTATTGCAGATAACGTGAGGATTTCATGAGCTGGATTACAGATTTATTTACCGAAGTAGGCAAATA